GGAAGATCTGATATTTGATGTTGAAGATATTACCAGGAACAACACTAGATGGTCCAACGCTTGTATATACATGATTGATACCCAATGTATTGGGTGGCATATCAACATAGTTATCTACGGTTGACCAATCAGTACCTGCAATTGCAGAAGAACTAGATGCTGCTGCTTTCATCGCATCAGTTACTTCAATGCGTATAAAACGTTGGGCAGAACCTTCATAATGAAATTCTTGCCAATGACTAATTGCTTCTTCAATTAGGTCATCCAGTTGCTCATCGCATACATTGATGTCGATGGCAGGATAACCCAACCTACGAAGGGCATAGTTTTTTAGTTCGGTTGCGGTAGCAGGTTTAGTTGCTGACATGAGTTATCAGGAGAATGAATTGACAGTCAAAGTAGTAACATCATTAGCACTGACGACTTCTCCAACTTTGAAGAATCCATCAACAGTATCAACGGTAATTGCACTACCAGCGAGGGCAGTGATAACACCTGTGGTGCCACTGGTAGCACCTGTCACAGTTGCACCGACTTCCATCGTTGTGATATCAGTCAGATTCAGTGTTGCATTAGTGGCAACAGTAGCAACATCAACTGTACCACCTGCAGCAGGGTTGAGACCGTCTGCTCCAGTGGGTTGAACAATAGTGATTGTCTCACCAACAACATATCCAGTACCACCGTCGTTAATAGTAACGTTAGTGATTGCACCAGCAGAGGCAGCAATATCAACAGTGAATGAGGCAGATCCAGATCCACCTGTTGTTGCCAGAGCAGTTCCTGTGACATAGTTAGAACCGCCTGCGAGAGATGCTAGGTTCAGTGACAATACCTTACCAGCATTGGGGTTAGTAACAGTCACAGTATCAGAAATCAGATAATCAGAACCACCTGCATTAACTGCAGCAGCAGTGATTACACCACCAACAACAGTAGTATTAACTGTCAGGGAAGAACCTGTACCACCTGTTGTTGCAACCCCAGTTCCAGCAACAAATCCACCACCACCACCATTAACAACACCAGCGGTAACAACGGCACCAGGTGTAGGATCACCAGAGAGATTTAAGGTTAGCGTGGTAGTAGTTGCAAGGTTGGTGAGCATTGCTTGTAGTTGAGCGAATGCATTATCCAGTTTTGCCTGTACTCTTGCCTCAGTGTAATACTGATTAGTACCTTCTGAAAGATCCGAAGTTGACTTGCTGGAAAGATCCAGGTTTGCACCAGTCTGTAAATTGACTCTTGCATCAGCACGAGCATTTGTGTGATAGAGATTGGTAGAACCTTCACTCAGATCATCAGTGTCTGCTGCAGCGATACGTGCATCAGCGCGAGCATCTGTATAGTAGAGGTTAGTACCTTCTGCAACTGTATCAGTATTACCCTGAGTATATGTCAATACACCAGTGGTAGAATTGTATGCTAGTTGTGTGCTGTCCTCAGAGATTGCAGCTCTTACTCTAGCAGTTGTGTGATAGAGATTGGTAGAACCTTCAGATAAATCATCAGTATCAGCAGCAGCAATTCTTGCATCTGCTCTAGCGTCTGTGTAGTAGAGGTTAGTACCTTCTGCCAAATTAGCAGTATTCTTACCCGCGAGACTTGCATCAAAGCGTGCCTCGGTGTAGAAGATATTCGTAGAACCTTCAGTTACGTTATCGGTATCAATGTCTGCCTGAGTGACACTCAAAGCACCTGCACCACTAAGTTCTATACCTGTGCCGTATGTGAAGTGTGTGCGGGTCCTAGCAGCGGTTGTAAAGAGGTTTGTGGAACCTTCAGTTACATTGTCGGTATTAACGTCTGCCTGCGTTACAGAGAGCGTATAGGTGCCTGCAGTGTCATCATATACCTTAGTAATACCAGTGCTAGCAACAAACAGTGCGTCGATTCTGTCATCAACACGCTCGTTAGTGAAGTAAAGATTAGATCCTTCTGAAAGGTCACCAGTATCATGATTGCTGATACTAGATACTTGACCAGTAACATTACCAACTAATGCTGCAGTAATAATTCCAGCGGCAAAGTCACCCGATCCGTCACGAAGGACAAGGTTATTTGCTGAGTTACTTGCTGTGGAAGCAACGTTAATTGTTGGATTACCAGCAACACCATCAGCATTAGTCAGCGTAATACCAGAGGATGATGTGACAGCAAGTGTGCGTTGAGCATAGGTATTTGCAGCAGTTCTTGCTACGAAACCAGTGCCTGCCATCGCAGCGAGTGCAGTGATGTCTGCATCGTTGTAGGTAGTGCTGATAGTTACATCGGCAGAACCATTAAATGATACGCTACCATCAACAACACCGTCGATTGTGACTGTTCTTGCAGTCTTGAGGATATCTGCACTAGAAGCATTACCCAAGAAACCAGCAGCAGCACCTACACCGCTAGCAGCAGTAATTTGATTAGCAGCAAAGTCACCGTTAGAGTCACGATTAACAACAGTAGTTGCAGTGTTTGCACTTGCAGTTGTCATGCTGTCCAGAAGATCAGCATTCAGATTGTTGATCTTAGCAGTGGTAGGAATAACCAGAGCAGGACCAGAAGAAACCTGAGAGATGATTTGACCATCTACAGTCAGGGTGCCATCAATATTGGCATTGGCATCAACATCAAGAGATGTACCAGCACCAGTAATATTGATAGAACCAGCACGAAGAGCACCATCTGTACCAGAAAGAACTTCAGAGGAGTTACTTGCACTTGTTAGGAATGCGAATTGGTTGGCGGATCTATCGTATCCGAAGAAACCAATTTTCGCAGAGCCGTCGTAATAACGGAATTCAACACCACGATCCTTAGCGTCGTTAGACGTTGGTGCTGTGTCACCACCCACAGTAATAATAGGGTCATCGAGAGTTGTGACCGTAGAATTGACAGTAGTGGTTGTTCCATTGATAGTAAGGTTTCCAGTAACAGTAAGATTAGACTCAGCAGTTACATCACCACCGATGTCTAAGGTGCCACGAATATCAGTGTTACCGTTATCAGTATCTACAGTTAACTTGTTCGCAGCAGATGCATTTTGAATAGCAAATGTTTTGTTATCTGCAGTGATAGTAACATCATCATGAGTTACTAGAGCACCAGAGATGTCTGCACTATTGTTAAGGTCTAGAGCACCTGTTAATTCAGTGCCACCATAGACTCTAGCATCACCACTAACTGCAAGGTTCTTACCAATAGCAGCACCACCAGTCAATTGGAATGCACCATCAGCAGCATAAGAACCAGTTAAGGTCTGCTGTGTGTTTCTTGTGAAAGTGACAACACCAGATACACCCAAGGTGTCATTAATCTGAGTTGCATCACCAACGGTCAATGTACCGATGATATTTGTATTGCCGTTATCAGCATCAACACCAAACTTCTCAACCGCAGATCCATTTCTGATGGAGAAGACTTCGTTAGCAGCATCAACAATCAGAGAGTCATTAATAGTTGTTTGACCTTGAACAACCAGTGTGCCGTCAGTTGCAATGTTACCTGAAGAAGAGGCAACGGTCATCTTATCAGTGCTACCACTTCTTACAGCGAAGTTAGCATCAACATCAACAGTATTATTAAACTCGGTTGTGCCAGTAACTGTTAGTTGAGCACCAAGTGTGACATTATTATCGACATTAAGAGTTGAATTTAACTCAGTGTGACCATCAGCGGTCAGTGTTCCTTCAATGTTGGTGTTACCAGTTACATTATCAACAAAGAACTTATCAGTAGTTCCTGATCTAACAGCAAAGTCTGCATCAACATCAACTGTGCCATTGAACTCAGAGTTACCAGCAACATCAAGTGTGCCTTGAATATCAGTGTTACCTGTAGCACCTAAAACGCTGAACTTGATCGTATCGCTATTATTTTTCTTACCGACAAACAGACCTTCGCCATTTCCAATACCACCAACATGTAAGGTAGTGTTAACACCAGCACCACCAAAGACTCTTAAGTTGGAAGTGTTGTGATTTGAATAACTTGGAGTGTATGCGGCAACAGAACCTGTACGCATCTTATATCTGACAGACAGATAGTTTCTTAGACCGTAGTTCTCAGTTGCGTCTTCTTGCTGGTTAAAGTCACCATTCAGGAAGATGTCACCATTAAAGAGAACGTTCTTATCAAAGTATCCACCACCATCTACTCGTAATGCACCGTAGTCGGCATTCTGAATTGAGTGAGGAGCACCAGATAGAATATCAGGTTCATCTACAGATTCAAGATGAACCAGACCAGAGATATTTGCGTTGTTGTTAAGATCAAGAGCACCAGTAAGAGTTGTACCCAGAGTAACTCCAAGAGTACCTGCAATAGCAGTATTACCTGAAGCAGCAACAACGTTGAACTTGTTAGTATTAACGTTGAGGTTTCCTGTGATATCAGTTACACCTGCAATAGATGCATTACCAGTTGTTGATTGGAACTCAATCTTGGTTGTTCCTGATCCGTTATTAAGTTGCAGGGTCTTAGATGCTCCCTGCAGAACCATATTATCGTCGAAACGAGAGGTACTAGTAACACGCAATGTGCTATCTACATCTAACAGACCACCAATATTAACTGCACCAGTGATTCCAACACCACCAGCAACAACCAGATCACCAGTTGTATTAGTTGTAGATGCAGTACCAGATGTAAGTTTTAAATTACCTGCAATGATACCAGAATCAGTACCACCATAGACTTCAGAAGTATTTGTAGCAGCATGAAGGAATCGGAAACCACCTTCATGAGCAGCTAAATCTGCATAATCAGTATCCCAACCAAAGAAACCTAAGCGTGCTTCAGTATCGTAATATCTAAACTCAACACCACGATCCTTATTGTCATCTAGTGTAGGAGCAGTATCACCACCAAGGGTAATGATAGGATCATCTAAAGTAGTAGTTGTTGAATTGACTGTTGTGGTTGTACCATCAACTTGAAGATTACCACGGATTGTTACTAGACCACTAACATCTCTATCATCGTTAGGGTCAATGAAAATATCACCAGTACCACCCAAATAATTTGCCTGAATTCTCAGATCTTCTACATGGACTTTACCTGCTGCTTCTGATGCACTGATTTGTACAGTATCTTCAGCAGTAATAATAATGTTGCTAGTTCCAGAACCAGCATTGGTCGTTAGAATATTTAAATTTCTATTTGTTGCAGTGTCCTGAGTTAACTGGAAGGTAAGGTTACCATCCCCAGTCTTATCCAGTGTCTGAGCAGCAGCACCGTCAAGAGTAATGTCAGGGTCAGAGAAGTACGACCGTACATTAATATCAAGTTCGCCAGCTCCGCCGTCCCCCGTATTATTAGCGCCAACAAGTAGATTACCACTCGCGTCATTAACTTTAATATAGTTAAGACGATTGAATCCTCTGTATCCAGTGGTTGCAGTAAGTTCTTGATCAAGTTCAAAGTGCTCAACAGCACTACCATCAGCAAACGAAACACGATTATTTTGTAATTGAGTATTATCTACACCTGCAGCAGCAATAACTACATGACCGCCTGCACTTACATCAAAATCCTCTTGTGCGAAAGAAGCAAGACCCTTCTGTTCTGTTGTCTCGGCAGCGAGGTATCTCCATCCGCCAGCATCACTAGTATCATCATGAGTGGGAGCACCTTGTCCTGCAGCAACACCAGTGATTGCTTGATATACCTTAGAGGCATTTTTAATGATATCATATCTTACATATACCGTACCTGCTGCATAATCTAGGGCAGTTGTTCCTTCAACTGCTGTAGCAATAGGCACAGTTGTAGCAGATGTTAAGCGACCATACGCATCAACACTGAGTTTTGTTGCGTTAACAGTTTGACTGCCAGCAACAGATGTCAGGGATTCCGTATTATAATCACCTGCTGAAATAGTTGTTGTGATCAGATCAATGGTTGGGTTACCAGAAACACCATCACCATCGTTAATAGAAATTCTACCAGAATTACCAGTGATTGTTCTGGTTTGCATATTACCACCAGAAGCCCTGGCAAGCATACCAGTAGTGGTGAGACCTGCAATTGCTGCCAGGTCAAGGTCATAAGGTTGAGCAGATTGTCCCTCTACAGTTCCATCGAGACCATATGCTGCAATATTGGTTGGAGTTTCTGCATTACTAATTCTACCTTTTGAATCGACAGTAACTTTTGTATATGTGCCAGATGCAGTTACAGTACCATCGTAATGTGGAAGCGTAGCAATTAAGTCTAGCGCAGCATTAATTGTGATGTTGGTGGAACCATCAAAAATAGCAGAACCTGTAAGATCCTGACCTAAAGTGATTTGCCTAGAAGATGCAAGACGAGCAGCGGTGGAAGCATTACCAATTATGGTTGCTGTAATCGTACCTGCAGAAAAATTACCATCAGCATCTCTTTGTACTAGAGTATTTGCCGTATTGGATACAGATTCAACAGGTCGTTCATATCGAAGAGTGTTCCATGCGGATACACCGTCACCAATTTTGAACCGACCCGTGTCAAGTTCAATCCCTAATTCGCCCTGTGCCAGGGTTGGGTTAGAGTTTGCCCATTCTTGAGCGCCACCACGCCTTAATTGAATTCTATTTGCCATTTTTTACGACAACCCGTACAGTTAATGCTTCTGAGTTATTTATGCCATTAAAAAGGGAGGATTTCTCCTCCCTGGTATTATTCGGTTAAACCGACCTGAAGATCCTCAGAATCTTCCTCTGGAGGAAGAGACATCGTTTCCTCTTCTTCTTC